AAGCACTTTAAATATTAATGGTACATTTCAATATCAAGGTGTAACTCTTACTACAAATGTTTCTGGTCTTAATGCTGCTGCAACAGGTAATTCACTTGTAACTGGTATTGTTGCAGAAGATGGTAGCAGTAAATTTGGTAGAACACTTACTGCCTCTACTGGAGTAACTATTACAAATGCAACAGGTGAGTCAGGTAATCCTACATTTGCATTAGCAGACACTTCTGTATCTGCTGGTGAATATGGTCCAATGAATACAATAACTGTTGACGCTCAAGGACGTATTACAGATGTTACAGCAACAACAACTATTTCAGCAAATGCTTTTATAGGTGGTACACTTTCAGGTTCTTCTCTTTATGTAGAAAATAATGTGTCAGTATCTGGTAATGTAGTAATTGCTGGTAATACTTATATGGACGGTACAGTAACAGTAGGTGGAGATATTGTTGCAGAAAGTAATATTACAGTATCTGGAACTGTTAGTGTAGGAGAAAAATTAGTAGCACAAAATATTGCAACAAGTATTGTAAGTGCAACATTCTTATATGGTGATGGTTCTAATATTACTGGTGTAGGTGGTGGTGGTACTGTTACAAGAGTAGATGCAGGTACAGGTATACATTTTACTGAAAATGGTACAACAACTACAAACTTTACAGGTTCAGGAACTATTGCTGTTGATACAAATCAAACCTTTGGTGTAGTAAGTGCAACATCTTTTGTTATAGGTGGAGACAATGTAGCAATGTCTGCTACTCTTGCAGCATTATCAGCAACTATGGCTACATCTATTGATAACAGTAATACTAATATAACAACAAATACTAATGCAATAACTTCTATTAATACAGTGGTTGCAGGAGTAAGTGCCTTAACTTCGGTTAATGCAGCCGCAATCACTTCTATTAATACTGTAGTAGGTAATTTAGATTTTGCTACATCTGCAGAACTTGCTACATTGTCTGCAACAATGGCTACATCTATTAATAATAGAACAACAGCTATTACATCTATTAACACTGTAGTAGAAAATTTATCAGCTACAATGGCTACATCTATTAATAATAGAACAACAGCTATTACTTCTATTAATACAGTTATTACAAACTTATCTGCAACACTAGCTACATCAATTGCTAATGCAGATAATTCTACTGCTATTACTTCTATTAATACAGTTATAGAAAACTTGTCTGCAACACTAGCAACAAGCATAGGTAATAGTAATACAAATATTACAACAAATACTAACGCAATAACATCTATTAATACTGTAGTTGAAAACTTATCTGCAACTATGGCAACGTCAATTAGTAATAGAACTGCAGCCATTACATCTATTAATACTGTGATAACTGATTTATCTGCAACAATGGCAACAAGTATAGGTAATCACTTACCATTAGCAGGGGGTACATTAACAGGAACATTAAGTGGTGTTAATGCAGCATTTACTGGAGAACTTTCTGCAACTAATTTAGTAGCAAGTAGGGTTTCTGCAGCTGGTGTTTTTGGAGTTTCTGTTGGTGCAGATTTTATTTTTTCTGATAGAATTACAGGTACAAGTGTTTCTGCTGGTCATATTCATGGTGATATATTTCAAGGTGAAACAGAACACTCAAGTATTACAGGTTCATCTAAAACACCCGGAATGGCTTCATCTACACACTTTATATATACATTAAAAAATAGTATTACTATTAATAATCCAAGTGGTGAACCTCAAGGAGCATCAGGAGTATTTGTATTAATACAAGACGGAACAGGAAGCAGAACAGTATCTTGGGGAAGTGAATATCGTCTTCCCGGTGGAACAGCTATTACATTATCTACAGATTCAAGTGCAGTAGATGTAGTTCCTTATTTCGTACAAGTAACAGGAACAATTATAATAGGTAATCCAACATTAAATGTTAAGGTATCTGCATAGGAGTAATTTATGAGTTTATTAGGTAGTCCTTTCTTTTTTAGTTCTGGTGCAGCAGGTGGTGATTTTTATTCGTATAACATAAACCAATCCTTGCGTTTTGAAGACGGGGAAAACCCGTATTTGACTAAAACATTTAGTAGTTCTGGCGGTACAGTTTGGACTTTTTCTTGCTGGGTAAAGTTGGGTACTACAGCGACAAGCCGTGCTCTTTTGCATGGTTATTCTGATGGAAGCAACTTTGCTCAGTTAGTTTTGGATAGTAATGCTGAAGTGGCAATGTATTCTGCTATAGGAGGCACTACTAAGATTTTAGCTCATACCCAAGCAGTACAGCGTGACCATAGTGCTTGGTATCATATAGTTGCAAAGTTTAATGCCACTTCAGGAGCTGAAGAATTTAAAGTTTACGTAAACGGTGAAAATCAAACGCTTGATATTACTACAGCTTTGACTGCACATCAAAGTAAAATTGGTAATAGTAATGCAAATTACATAGGAAACAATTTTAATCAGTCCTTAGATTTTGACGGGTATATGGCAGAAGTTAATTTTATTGACGGTACTGCTTTAGATGCAGATTCATTTGGTGAAACAAAAGCTGGTATATGGATACCTAAGAAATATTCTGGCTCTTATGGCACAAACGGGTTCTATCTTGATTTTGCAAATTCATCTGCTATTGGTAATGATGCTAGTGGCAATAGTAATGACTTTACTGTTAGTGGTCCTGATGCAAATGATGTAATGCCTGATAGTCCTACGAATAATTTTGCAACTTTTAATGTTTTGAGTGGTCCTAACTTTTATGGAACTGCTGGTCCATACAGTCATGGCAATCTTCATATGAGGGCTGATAACACTGTTTCATCTTTTTTAGGGGCAGATTCAACAATAGGGGTTTCTTCTGGGAAATGGTATTGGGAAATTAGGGCAGGTTCAAATGGAAGTTCCTTTTACCCCGGCATTGGTATACGCTCACCAAGTGGTGGTGGTAGTATTGTTCATTACAGAACACAAACCCAAGCTTATATAAATGGAAATCCATCTGGTCAAACTCTTTCAACATACACAGGTGGAGATATAATTGGTGTAGCACTTGACCTTGATAGCAGCACTAATACCTTGCAGTTTTATAAAAATAATGTAGCTAATGGCACTACGTTTTCTTTAACTTCAGGGCATGAATGGTTATCTATAACTGGTAACAGATACCATTCTTCAACATCAGCTAATTTTGGAGCAGATAGCTCTTTCTTTAGTATTCTAACCCGACAAAATAATGCAGATGATAATGGTATTGGTGACTTTGTTTACAGCCCACCGTCTGGTTTTTTAGCCCTTTGCACAGCCAACCTACCTAATCCCGGTATTGACCCTGCACAAAATAAAGATTCAGAAGATTATTTTAATACATTGCTATATACTGGTAATGCTACAATAAGAAGTATTACAGGCGTTGGTTTTCAACCTGATTTTGTTTGGATTAAACAAAGAGATACTTCTACACGGTCACATCGGCTCAATGACAGCGTAAGAGGTGGAAACAAACAGCTTTATTCTGACTTGAATAATGCTGAAGGAACAGCAACAACTGAACTAACGTCTTTTGATAGTGATGGTTTTTCTTTAGGTACTGCAAACGGGGTTAATGCTAACACTGCAGGGTACGTTTCATGGAACTGGTTAGCTGGTGGTTCTGCTGTTAGCAACAGTGAGGGGGATATAACATCGTCTGTTTCTGCAAATACTGAGGCAGGATTTAGTATTGTTAGTTATACTGGAGATGGCTCTACAAGCACTGTAGGACACGGGTTATCTAATGCACCAGAATTTTTGATATTTAAAAATAGAGATGATACTGACGATTGGGCAGTTTCTACAACAGTCATAGATGGTTCAAACGACTTACTATATTTAAATCTTACAAGTGCAAAAGCAGATATTACGGTCACTACGCCTACATCCTCAGTATTTACTGTGAACAATTCACCTGTTTGGAATGAATCTGGAGAAGATTATATAGCCTATTGTTTCCACAGTGTTGATGGCTACTGCGATATTGGTTCATACACAGGTAATGGGTCTAGTGATGGTCGGTTTATTAACACAGGGTTTAGACCAGCACTTGTAATTGTTAAAAATGCTAGTGCCTCATATAGATGGAATATTATTGATAATACCCGTGACCCATTTAATCCTGCTGGAAGATGGTTAGCTCCAAATGATACTTCTCAAGAACTAGACTACACGAGCAGTTTTCCCCATGACTTTACATCAAATGGATTTAAACTAAGAGCAAATACTACTGTAATGAATAGAAGTGGTGATACATTTGTTTACCTTGCCATTGCCGAACAGCCATTTAAATATGCTAATGCTCGATAGGAGATAATAATAATGCCTTGGAAATATAATGGAAGAACAATTAAAATAGGTCGTGGATGGACTGATACAAACGGTGTCCAACATCCACCTAATTGGAATATTTGGTCTGCAGAACAAAAAGCAGATAAAGGTTTAACTTGGGAAGCAGACCCTATTCCTTATGATAGTAGATTTTATTTAGGTAGAGATTCAGATGATAATCTTATTCCGAAATCTTTAGACGATATAGTTAACATTGACCCAGATACTTCTGTAACAGTTACAAATGATTTAGGATTTCCTATGTATAGTTATGGTTTAAAGACTAAATTTAAAGATGAAATTAATATAACTGCAAATAGGTTGTTGCAACCTACTGATTGGATGATAATTGCAAACACAGAACGCAGTCGTACAATATCTACAAGTGTAACAAACTATCGTGCAGCAGTTGTATCTTGTGCTACACAAATTAAAAATACAATTGATGCTTGTACTTCTATTGATGATATTGTTGCTTT